AAATAAATTGTTACAAGTGTAGTACGAAGATACCATATATAGTGTTATGATTATGTTACAATGGTCACTTTATTGATTGGATCTCTTGACAACTTGGATTATTTTCTTTATACTAGTAAAAGGTAATCTCTATCAGGGTTTTCTCATGTCAATTAGTTACGCTCAAGACCAACTTAAATCTAAGTACAGAGTTACTTTAGAGTTGGATGTTCAAGAGGATTTTAATCCTTTTAACATTAACTGGTCAAAAACATTAGATGTTCATCCTAATGAAAAGTTAAAAGTATATGTAGAGGATTTGAACTTGCCTGATGTTTGGTAGAAATAAATAATAAATGAAAGAAATTAAACTTCCAATGAAAAAGTCATTCTTAGAATTTATGTCTCTATGTGAGGCAGTTTATGATAAGGATGTAATGGGGCGTTCACAAATAAAGAAAACTGGAGAAGGTGGAAGAATAGCACCAAAGAGAAAGCAAACTGATGCAGAGAAGAGGAGAATGAAAGCAGTAGGTGGTGGTAAGATGGCACCTGCAAAGACATATAAGGATAGAAAAGATATAGGACAAAGTAATGTAAAGAGATCACCAGCAGGTAGAGAACAACAACCAACAAAAGAAAGAGGTAGTGCAAGACTAGACCCAAGAGAAGCACAAAGAAAAGCAGCAAGAGAAAGAAGAGCAGCAAAAGCAGGTGTTAAAACAAAAACTGCTGATGAGTTACTAGCAAAGAAAGCAAAAGCAAAAGTAGATCCAAATTATAAACCTGCAAAGGCATCTGGTATGACTAGGGCAGAGAGAATGAGTGTAGTAAGAAAAGGTGAAACTAAATTAAGAAATATAATGAAAGGACAAGAGACAGAGAAGTATAAAAAAGCAACAGGACAAGACCCTGATAAGAAAGGTAAAATGAAGATCATGGGTAGAGTACATCAAAGAATGAGTAACTAATGTTAAAAAAACTTTCAAACATTCAAAAAGATAAATTATTGCATTTTTTCTGGGGATCTATTCTCTCTTTTATTCTTATACTTTATTTTGGAATAGTTGGAATGATTATTGCTCTTATTATTCCAGCAGTTAAAGAATTGTATTATGACAAGTATCTTGGGAAAGGTTGTTGTGAGTGGGCAGATTATTTTTACACGATTGCTCCCACAGTAATGTTAGCAATTTTTAAATATATTTAAGATGTCTGTTAAATTATTACTATTAAAATCTGGAGAACAGATTATTGCTGATGCAAAAGAACTTCGACGCAAAGAAGATGTTCCCGTTGCCGATAAAGTGAATGGTTACCTTCTTAGGCTACCACACAAAGTAACAGCAAATAAACCACTTGTTTTGACTGAAAATGTTGATGAGGATAGAAATGTAGAAATCACACTTTCTCCTTGGATAATTTTAACTGAAGACAAAGTGATGACAGTTCCTAAAGAATGGGTTATAACTATAGTGAACCCAATAGAGTCTATTGTAAAAATGTACGAGGAAAAAATAGATGGATAAAGTAATTAAGTGTTTGCTTTTAGATGTAGACAATGTTATTATTAGTCAAGTTGAAGAAGTCGGTGCAGACATAGGTGAACCTGATTGTAAACTCATAAAACCTTACTTATTTGAAAGTATTGATAATATGAAACCTTGGCCAAAGGCAACAGATCAAACAGAACTCATGATTAGATCTGATAGTATTCTTACAATCGCAGATCCCACAAAAGCAGTTATCGACAGATATCTTGAATTGACTAAGTAATGAGATTTTATACTAACGTTCAGATGGTTGGAGACAACTTCTTGGTTCGTGGTTATGAAGATGGTAAACACTTTATGACCCGTGAGAAGTTTTATCCAACCCTTTTTGTTCCCTCCAAAAGAAAAACAAAATACAAGACATTGGAAGGAGATTATGTAGAATCGGTAGATCCAGGTACCGTAAGAGAGTGTCGTGAATTTATAAGAAAGTATAGTGAGGTTGAGAACTTTAAGATCTATGGTAATGATAGATATATCTACCAATATATTTCTGAGAAGTATCCAGAGGAAGAGATAAAGTTTGACGTAAGTAAGATCAAGATTACAACATTAGACATAGAGGTGAAGTCTGAAAATGGTTTCCCTGATGTAGAATCTGCTGCAGAAGAGATACTTCTTATATCAATACAAGATTATAATACAAAACAGATTCGCACATGGGGTCAGGGTGGATTTAATAATAAGCAAGAGAATGTTATATACAAAGGTTTCAATAGTGAATATGAATTATTAAATGACTTTATTAACTGGTGGATGATAGAGGATAATACACCAGAAGTTGTTACTGGTTGGAACATAGAGTTGTATGATATCCCATACCTAACTCGTAGACTTGATCGTGTTCTTGGTGAAAAGTTAAAGAAAAGATTTTCCCCTTGGGGATTGGTAACTGAAGATGAAATCTGGATTGCAGGTCGTAAGCATATTACATATGATGTTGGTGGTGTAACTCAACTTGATTATCTTAATTTGTATAAGAAGTTTACTTACAAAGCACAAGAATCATATCGCTTGGATCATATTGCAAATGTTGAACTTGGACAAAAGAAATTAGATCACTCTGAGTTTAATACGTTCAAGGATTTTTACACTCAGGGATGGCAGAAGTTTGTAGAATATAACATTATCGACGTTGAACTTGTTGACCGTCTGGAAGACAAGATGAAGTTGATTGAATTAGCAATCGTTATGGCTTATGATGCTAAAGCAAACTATGCTGATGTGTTTTCACAGGTTCGCATGTGGGATACAATTATCTACAACTACCTCAAGAAGAGGAACATTGTGATTCCTCCAAAAGAGAGATCTGATAAAACTGAAAAATACGCAGGTGCTTATGTTAAAGAACCGATACCTGGAAAGTATGATTGGGTGGTGTCTTTTGACCTCAACAGTCTGTACCCTCATCTTATTATGCAATATAATATTTCCCCCGAAACCCTTGTCGATGCGAGACATCCAACGGTCACAGTCGATAGGATTTTATCTGAAGATGAGGTAATAGAAGGGGAGTATGCAGTGTGTGCTAATGGTGCACAATATCGCAAAGATGTTCGTGGTTTCTTACCAGAATTAATGGAGAAGATCTATGAAGATCGAACCATATACAAAAAGAAAATGTTGGAGGCAAAGCAACAGTATGAAAAAAGAAAAACCAAAAAATTGGAGAAGGAGATCGCCAGGTGCAACAATATCCAAATGGCACGGAAGATCCAACTTAACTCTGCTTATGGTGCTATTGGTAATCAATATTTTCGTTATTACAAACTTGCAAACGCAGAAGCCATCACACTATCTGGACAAGTCTCAATCCGTTGGATTGAAGACAGAATGAATAGATACTTAAACAAAATACTAAAAACTGAGGATGTTGATTATGTTATTGCTAGTGATACTGATTCTATCTACCTTAACTTGGGTCCTTTGGTCGAAACTGTATACAAGGGGAGAGAAGCGACTAATCAAGGCATTGTGTCGTTCCTTAATAAGATCTGTGAGGTGGAATTTGAAAAGTATATTGAGAGTTCTTATGAAGCGTTGGCCACGTACGTAAACGCATATGACCAAAAGATGTTCATGAAACGTGAAAATATTGCGGAACGTGGAATATGGACAGCAAAGAAGAGATATATACTAAACGTGTGGGATAGTGAAGGCGTTAGATATGAAGAACCAAAACTGAAGATGATGGGAATCGAAGCTGTTAAGTCTTCGACCCCTGCACCCTGTCGTAAAATGATCAAGGATGCTTTGAAACTGATGATGAATGGAACTGAGGAAGATGTGATTGACTTTATTGATAAGTCAAGAAAAGAATTCAAATCCCTACCTCCAGAAGATATCTCTTTTCCGAGAACTGTTTCTGATGTTAAGAAGTATTATTCTTACACTACAATATATGTGAAGGGTACACCAATACATTGTCGTGGTGCTCTATTATTCAATCACTATGTGAATAAAAAGAAACTTACTAATAAGTATTCTCTGATTCAAAATGGTGAAAAGATTAAATTTTGTTATCTTAAGAAACCTAATATCATACAGGAGAATGTTATTTCTTTCATTCAAGATTTCCCTAAAGAACTTGACCTTGAGAAGTATGTAGATTACGATCTACAGTTTGAAAAAAGTTTTGTAGAACCACTCAAAGCAATTCTTGATGCTATTGGTTGGAATGTCGAAAAAACTGTAAACTTAGAACTATTTTTTACCTAATGGATTTGCCTATTAACGATAAAGAACTTTCCACTATCGTCAGTTCACTGACTCTAAGTGGAGATACTGCATTATATGAAAAATTAAAATTAGTGAGAGATGTTAGGGATGCTAATCCTGATGGACCTTATAAAAAAATACTCCGTGATACTTATGGTATGGTTATCTAATATATGAGTCACTTGAATGTTTTTGATGATAAAGTTCCCTTTATTATAAGGGACAATTTGTGGAATTATTGTATTAACTCAACTTATAGACTTGGTTGGGAGGATACTGATGTACCAGAAAAATATGATTTGAATATACACAGTAATTGGTCTAATGAAGAATTAGAATCAACAGAGATATTACCACAGATTAAAAAGTGTATTGATGAAACTGATTGGTTTACAAATAATAAATTATCGAAAGTTGTTTGTAATTTAGTTAGACCTGATGATGTACATTATTTACATATACATCAAAAACAACAAGTCTGTTTATACTATGTAAACTTAGATTGGAGAGATGGATGGCACGGTGAAACGTTGTTTTATAATCCCAAGGATTTGAAAGATATAGTATTCACATCTTTGTACATACCAGGTAGAATAATTTTATTTGATGGATCAATACCTCATGCTATCAGACCACAATCTGTAAAAGCACCAAAGTTTAGATTTACTCTAAGTTTGTTTTTTGATTGATTTATGCTATACTATAAGAAAGTTAAATTGATATGGATTTTTTAAAGGAAATAGTAAAAGAGATAGGAGATGAATACACGCAAATTGCGTCAGATATTGATGAGACTGAAAGATTCATTGATACAGGATCCTACGTATTTAATGGACTCATTAGTGGGTCTATTTTTGGCGGGGTTAGCAGCAATCGTATTACTGCCATTGCTGGTG